AAAGAGTACGATCCAGAAACGGATATGATGCTTTTCTATCTTCCGTTGAGCGGCTCTGCATTTAAGAAGGTCTACTATGACCGCGCTCTGGACCGCCCGGTCAGCAAGTTCTGCCCCGCTGAAGACATTATTGTTCCCTATGGAACTACGGACATTCAGACGGCACAGAGGATTGCTCAGCGCATTAGTATGCCGCTGAACGAATTAAAGAAGCTGCAATTTATAGGGTTCTATCGTGACGTTGAGGTTCTTGCCTCCGACAACGTCATTTATGGAAGCTCGATCCGCGAACAAGAAGATGAGCTTGAGGGCGTCCACCCAAGTTATAGCGACGAAAACCTTACGGTCTATGAGCTTCACGCATTTATTGATCTTCCTGACTTTCCTCACCGCGACAACGAGGGTGAGGAGACCGGGATTGCCCTGCCGTATATCGTTACGATAGATGACGGATCGGGGAAAATTCTTAGTATTCGCCGGAATTACTACCCAGAAGATCCGTTTACTAAGATAGAATACTTTGTTCACTACAAGTTCTTGCCCGGACTTGGCTTCTACGGATTTGGTTTGCCCCACATGATCGGTGGGTTAGCCCGTGCCTCAACTAGCATTCTTCGCCAGCTAATAGATGCCGGGACGCTAGCTAATTTGCCCGGAGGGTTTAAGCAACGCGGAGTGCAACTCGCGGAAGAAGAGAACCCAATCAGGCCGGGAGAGTTTAGGGATATTGACGCGCCGTCTGGTCTTCGGGATGCAATTATGCCGCTCCCGTTTAAGGAGCCAAGCCCGACCTTGTTGCAACTTCTTTCCTTGCTGGTTCAAGACGGACGTAGGTTTGTGTCCCTCGCGGACCAAAACCTTAGCGACATGAACAACGAGACCCCGGTGGGAACCACGGTGGCTTTGATTGAGCGCGGCTCTCGCGTGATGTCTTCTATTCACAAGCGTTGCCATTATGCTCAAAAGCAAGAGTTTATTCTTCTTGCAGACATTCTAGGTCGATACCTCCCTCCGGAGTACCCTTACAGCTTAGGCAACGTAAATCGCTTGATTAAATCTGCGGACTTTGATGGCCGTGTTGATATCATTCCGGTTTCTGATCCTAATATTTTCAGTATGTCTCAGCGGGTTGCGCTAGCCCAGAACCAACTGCAATTGGTTCAAGCTAACCCGCAAGTTCACGGCGAGAAGGGTATCTACGAGGCTTATCGTCGAATGTACGAGGCTTTGAATGTAAGAAACATTGAGCAGCTTCTTCCGCCGCCTCCACAACCGCAACCAAAAGATCCTGCTATTGAAAACAACGACTTCACAAGGGGTCTAATTGGTCAGGCGTTCGAGGGTCAAAATCACGATGCTCACATCAAGGCTCACATGGCCCTTATGGTCCTCCCGGTAGTTCAGACTAATCCGACCATTGTTGCCAACGTCAATGCACACATCATGCAACACCTTGGTCTAAAGGCTCGTGAGGTCGTGACCAGCACCATGATGGAGCAAGTGGTTCAGCTTATGCAATCTCAGGGGGGTGTTATCGCTCCTGAGCAACAAGCTGCTCTTGCTAGCGAAATTGAGGATCGTATCGCTGAGGTCGTAGCGACAATGACAGAGGGCTTTGCTCAGTCTCAAGAGCCGGAAAATCAGAAAGACCCCTTAGTTGCAATTCGAGAGCAGGAGGTCGCTTTGGCCGCTCGCAAGTTGCAGCTTGAAGGAGAGAAATTTAAGCAAAAATCCTCCCTTGAAAGTTCTAAAGCTGCCGCTCAAAATATAGTGGACATTGCCCGTGTTGAGGCTCAAAACAGGGCTATAACTGAGCGAAGCTCAATCGCAAGAGAGCGGATTGCTGCAAATCTAGTCGGCAAAATTGGTCGGCGTTAGTACAGGAGTTGAAGATGGTAGACACTGGTTTGAAGGGCACAATGCCCAAAAGTCCGAAGGGTGTTGACAACACCATGAAGGTTGAGCGTCAAGGGGAAGTCCCGTATAGCCCTCCTTTGAACACAAAGGCTGGCCCTGCTCCTAAAACCGTTATGGCTCGTGGCCGGGGCGCTATGGAGCGTATCCTTCCCACAAAGATTGCGTAAGACCAATGATTGCTCTGTTTGGCAAAATGATCGGAGGCCCGATAGTCTCCAAGGTATTTGAGACTGGCGTTCGATACTTTGAAAAGCGCCAGGAAATTTCTGAGGCCAAGCATAACGCACGGATGCAAGTGGAGGCCAAAAAGGCAACCGCTGACATAGACTGGGATCAAATTATGGCCCAGAACTCTTCTAAAAGTTGGAAAGACGAGTTGCTGACGATTTGGGCCGTAGTTGTAATGTCTTTAGTGTTTCTTCCTTGGACTCAAGAGTGGGCTCTCAATGGTCTGAGAGGGCTGGAAGAGGCTCCTGAGTGGTTTACCATTTTAATTTTTACTGTTTTTGCGGCTAGTTTTGGCGTCAGGGACTTGATTAAGACCAAACTCGGCGGGAAAAAGTAAATAAATTGATTACTAGAGATAAAGAAGAACTCCAGAAGACCATCGATGATGAAATTGGGTCTCTGAGAAAAGACTACTATGAGTGCCTCATCAGAGAGGCAGAACTCAAGATAAAGATTGTGGAGCTTGAGGAAAAAGTAGTCGAATTGTTAAGTCGCACAAGTATCCACTAGTTTGAACTACTTGTAGCGTCTTGACACAACTTTAAAAAAAAATATATAGAAATACAGTCTTAATACAGAGGCTGTAATGGATGCGATCCTACTCGCGGAGGGCCTTTATCGGTTCTTACGCAAAGAGCGCGACTCACAGGTTGATTACCTGTCTGCGGGTAACGCTAAGTCTTACGACGCCTATCAGTGTGCAGTTGGCAAGATTAGAGCCTTCGAGCTTACTGAAGGTTTTATTAAAAAAGAATTCAAACAACTTGATGAAGAGGACGAGTAATGGCGGAAGCTGCCGTTAATATTAAGGAATCTGCTCCGGACGTTCACATTAATGATCCGGACGTTTCACCCCCCACAGGAAGCGCCTTAGACCGCCTACCGACTCCTACCGGTTGGAGGATGGTTGTCTGGCCCATCGTTCCTAAAAAGAAAACTGACGGGGGTATACTGCTTCCAGACTCCACGAGGGACAAAGAGGCTTACTCTTCTGTTTGCTCTAAAGTCCTCAAAATGGGCCCGCTTTGCTTTAAAGATCCTGAAAAGTTTGGCGAATCTGGGTCTTGGTGCGAGACAGGAGACTACGTCATTACTGCCCGGTATTCCGGCTCTCGCTTCAAAATTGATGGTGCAGAGCTAAGAATTATTAACGACGACGAAATCCTTGCTGTCGTGCAAGACCCCAATGACATCAAACACGCTTGAGGAACCCATGAGTTTAGCCAACCCCAACGATGATTCAGAAGATCAAGTCGAGGACCAAGAAGAGGCCAATGAGGCCGAGGAGCAAGAAGCCCAAGAGGGGGGCGATGACGAGCATGAGCAGTACAGCGCCCGTGTTCAAAAGCGAATAAACGAGCTTGTTGGGCGAGCCAAAACCGCAGAGGAAAGAAACCAGCGGCTGTCTCAGGAGAAAGACGATGCATACAATTATGCTCGCGGCCTTATTGCGGAACAGCAGCAATCGCAAACTCGGATTAAAACGGTGGAGCAGGGCTATGTGGCTGAGCTTAACCAACGTCTTGGGGCGGAAGAAGTATCGCTAAAAGATCAGTTGAAGTCTGCCTACGAAGGCGGGGATTACGATAAGGTTGCTGAGATTACGTCGTTAATTGCAGACGTTAGCGCTCAAAAGGCTAGGGCAAAGTCCCTTACTCCTGTTAATAGAGCGCCACCCCTGACTCAAGAGGTTCCTCAGCAAGTCCAGCAGTCTCGTCCTGACCCCCAGGCCCTTGATTGGGCTGGGCGAAATCCTTGGTTTGGCCGTGATTCTGCTATGACTGGGGCTGCTCAAGCAATCGACCACGAGCTTGTTTCGCGGGGGGTGGACCCGTCCTCTGAGTATTACTACCAAGAGATTGATCGGAGAATGCGAGAAGAGTTTCCGCATAAATTCGACAAATCCAAGCCCATGACGCAAAGCGTCGCTGGGGTAAGCCGAAGTCCAACTAACTCAAAGAATAAAAAAATGACGCTAACTGATAGCGAGAGAGGCGTGGCCCGACGCCTTGGAGTCAGCGACGAGCAATACATGAAAAGTAAGTCAGCCTTGCAAAGGAACGCATAATGGATCGCACGCCTAGAGAAGACAAAGCCAGAAATAAGAAACCCCGTAGAAAGTCATGGGCCCCAGCGTCTTCTCTTGACTTGCCAGAGCCACCAGAAGGCTACAAATACAGGTGGATTCGTGAGTCTGTTATGGGATATGATGATAAGAACAATATGTACAAGAGAAAACGGGAAGGTTATGAGCCTTTAAGGGCTGAAGAAGTCGCCGGTTTTGATGTACCTATTGTTGACGAAGGCAAGTACGCAGGGCTTGTTGGGAATGGTGGGCTAATTGCTCACAAAGTGCCTGTGGAAATCGCTGAAGAGCGGGACGAATACTTCCGTCAGCAGACGGACGGACAGATGGAAGCGGTCGATAACGACTGGATGCGCGACAATGATTCGCGGATGCCCAAACTTTCTCCTGAGCGGAAAAGCTCAGTCTCATTTGGTCGTAAAGGACCAAACAGCGAAGATTAACTTTTAGGAGGCCAATATGGCTAATCAGGACGCCCCTTTCGGGTTTCGGCCTGTAGCGAAGACGGGTTCAAGCCCGGATTCCTCCGGTTACTCTGAGTATGGCATTTCTAGCGGTTATGCGACTGCAATTTAC